ATGAAATACAAAGGATATAGAGATATATGTAGATCTATATTTAATTTAAGTAAAGTAATTACTACTTCAAGTGAAGACGATATTAGAGCTTGGAGTAAGTGGAAGTATATGGTTTGTTTTGATTCGTTTGATATTCTTACTATGCTTTATAGCAATAAGTTAAGAGTAGGTTTGAAAGAAATTCAAGTAACAATGCAGTACAAAAATGTACAAGAATTTGTTGCAGATTGGCAGGCAGATTTACCTGAAAATCAAATAGATTCAATGATTGAGTATAATATTAATGATGTTAATTCTACTGAAGAGTTACTCAATAGATGTAAAAAAGATGTAGATTTAAGGTTAGCTATTGAAGATGAATACGGAGTAAGAGTACTTAGTAAAGACGGAGTAAACATTGGAATGAAGATTTTAACTCAGAAATATCTTGAAAAAACAGGTCAAACCTGGTATGATATTAAAGATTTAAGATCTCCAATGGATGTAATACCTTTAAATAAGGTAATCCTACCATTTATTAAGTATGATAGTCCTATACTTCAAAAAGTACTAGATGATATGAAAAGTCAAATAGTATCTCCAGGAAGAAAAGGATATGAAAATAAATTCATATTTGAAGGATTAAGATATTCTGTAGGAGTTGGAGGAATTCATTCAGTGAATGATCCTGAAATAGTTATACCAAAAGAAGATGAAATGCTCATTGATATAGATGTTGCATCACTATATCCAAGTATGCTAATAGAATATGGGTTCTATCCTAAACATTTAGGACCTGAATTTCTAGAAGTATATAGACAAATTAAAGATGAGCGCATCGAAGCTAAACACAATGGCAATAAGGTTAAAAACGAAACCTTAAAGCTTGCTCTCAATGGATTATCAGGTAACTTACAGAATCCACATAATTTCTGTTATAGTCCGTTTGCAGTAATGCAAATACGTATAAATGGACAGTTACTATTACTAATGCTAGCTGAAAAACTAACCCAATTAGAATGTCGAATCGTCCAAGCTAATACAGACGGTTTATTTGTATTACTTAAAAAATCTGTATATGATAGTGTAAACAAAGTATGCAGAGAATGGGAACAACTTACTAAACTTACTTTAGAAGAAGAACGTTTTAAAGCTATGTATCAATATGCTATAAATGACTACTTTGCTATTACTGAAGATAATAAAGTAAAAGAAAAGGGTATGTTTATTACTACTGTGAAATTAGGGAAAGGTCTAACTCCGAAGATCATACCGAAAGCAGTAATAAACTTTTTTAAGAACGGAGTATCAGTAGAAGAAACTATAAAAGGTTGCCAAGACATTAGAGACTTTCTAATGGCTGAAAAGACTGGTAAACAATGGCATGTTGAGTATAATAATAAAGAACAACAAAGGACTAATCGTTTCTATGCAAGTACTAATGGTGCCTATTTATGGAAATGGAAACCAACAGGACACAAAGAAGGTGAAATTATAGAATATGATGAACCATATGTAGGTAAAAAGATATTTGTTGCAAAAGAAAAACAGTATCAGAATATGCTTACTGCATCTGGTGTTACTTTATTAAATTACTTAGACGATAAACCAATTGAAGAGAGAAAGATTAATTATAGGTATTACATTATGGAAGCCTATAAGATAATCCGTGAATTAAAACCGTTACAAATGAGCCTATGGGATTAACAAAGGCTTATCAGATATATTTCAAATACCGTATGCTCGTATAATATATGAGAATATGATTTTAGAAATAGACACCTCAATCCTTGATAGGATTGAAAACTTATCTATTAATCAGTTAGTATTCCTAACGCTTGTATTGAGTGATATCAAAAACATCAATCAAGACATTCAGAAACTTCTCAGCCTAGTTAATGAAGAAGAGATACAAGAGTTAGAGTCTCGTGGTCTAATTGCTACCAGCACTGTAGACAATACCACAGTTATAAAGAAAACAGAAAAACTAGAAGAACTTCTTAAAGAAGATAAATCTATGTTTGATGAATTCTATGACCTATTTCCAGTTTATGTTATAAGACCTGACGGAACCAAAGGTTTTTTAAGGGCAAATGTGAACAAATGTAGGAAGGAATATAATCGAATAATTGGCAAAAGCAAAGCAATGCATCAGCACATCATGAAATGTTTATCTTATGAGATAGATAATAAAATGATTACTGGTAAAATCGGTTATATGAAAACTATGTGGAAATGGCTCACTCAACATGAGTGGGAGACATACGAGGAACAAATGAAAGTAGAAGAACCAATAATTAGTAATGATTATGGAACAGAACTCTACTAATACGCTTACCTTCCGCCATATATCTATTGCAGCTAAAGAAGCAGTAGAATATATAAAACAAAGAAAGAATCATGAGATTCAATCTTTAAGAACAAGGTGGAATAAGTTCAATAAACACTGTATGGGTGGAATTGAACCTAATACGATATATACTATAGTAGGTATATCTGGTAGTGGTAAATCATCATTTGTTAATACACTTGAAAATGATTTAATAGATCTAAATCCTGAGCAGGATGTAGTTATCCTTAACTTCTCATTTGAGATGTTAAGTTCAAGGCAGGTAGGTAGAAAATTAAGTAGTAAGTTAAGGCAAACTACTGCACAGCTATATAGCGCTAACGAGGAATTAAACGATGACACATTGGCGCAAGTTGAGACAGCATCTCAACAAATAAAATCATACCAGATATATTATGTTGATACACCTGGGACGGTTGGAGAAATAGCTTCTACTATTGATTATTTTTACGAGAACTATGCAAAGGGTAAGAAATTTATTATTATCCTTGATCATACTTTACTTGTAGAAGGTCAAGAATCTGCACTGAAAGTGATTTCCGATTTACAGAAACTGTTTATTAAGGTTAAAAAGTACCCTAATACTACTATAATTCAGTTATCACAGATGAATCGAAACATTGAAGCTCCTGATAGGATTAACAATCCATCTATGCATTACCCAATGCGTAGTGACATTTCTTCTGCGGATACTATATTCCATGCATCTGATTATGTTATATGTATTCATAGACCGGAACTACTCAATATACAACAGTATGGACCGAATCGTTTACTAGTTAAGAATAAAGTCTATCTTCATATCCTAAAGAATAGGGATGCTGGAGAGTGCGCTATACTTGAGTTTGATAACGATCTAAAATACAATAATTTAATTGAGACTATAAGGGAAGAAGAACCTACGAAGAAGATTTCGTTTAGTAATAACAATTAAAGGCTGAAAAATTATGATTACAACATATACATTTACATTACCGAAGAAAAATAATAATACTAGTGCTAATAACTTTAAAGAAAGTCTAGCTGAAAAATTCTTGAATGCATATCCTTGGTTGGGTGGCAAGAAAGAGAAAAAGACTACTGTTGATTTGTATTTGCTGGATACTATTCCGACAAATCTAGGTTATACAGCAAATGACTTCTTGAGTAATAAGTATAATTTGGAAGACGAGTTCTTCAAAGCTATTGCAGGACTTAGTTCTCTTGCAAAAGATTATGACTTTGAAGATGAATTCGGTACTCCGATTCGTATCTTCGATAATTTCGTTCAGATTGGCTACGACATTATTCCTATTATGCCGGGCTCATTGAACCATCTAAAACCGAAAACAAAGAAGACTATTATTGATATCACAATTAAGATTAAAAATAATGGTTGGTTCTAAATAAGATATTAATTCCGTACTTATCAGAAATTGTCAGAGTTTATCAGAATACACGGAATACAAAAATAAACAAGCTTTATGATTGTATTACCAAAAGAAAAAACAGAAGTAAAGATATGTAATCCAAAGTTCTCTGTGTTTTATGGGAAACCTAAGGCTGGTAAATCCAGTCTTATGGCTTCTCTAGACAATAATCTAATTATAGATTTAGAGAATGGTTATCAGGCTTTATCTGCACTAGTTGTACAAGCAAGATCTGTAAAAGATTTTGGAGATATTGTGGCTGCAATTAGAGAAGAAATTAAGAATACAGGCAAAAGACCGTATAAGTATATTACTATAGATAATGCAACTCGACTTGAGGAAATATGCATGGGCTATGCCATACAGCTCTACAAAGGTACTAATCAAGGAAAAAATTATCAAGGTACAGACATTCGTACTCTTCCAAATGGAAGTGGTTATATGTGGCTAAGAATGGCTGTTAAAAAGGTAATCGACTTGTTCAGAGATCTAAGTGATCATCTTATATTGATTGCTCATACTCGTGATAAGCAGATAAATATTGAAGGTCAAGAGATGTCAGAAATGACTCTAGATCTTACTGGTAGATTAGGAGATATTATCTGTGGTGAGGCTGATGCTATTGGTTATGTTTATCGAAAGAAAAACGAAACAATTATTTCCTTTGAAGGAGGAAGTAATATAGTAAGAGAGGCAAGAGCACCACATTTACGAGGTAAGAATATTGTAGTAGCAGAAAGCGACGAAGACGGTGAAATTACGTTTCACATGGACAGAATTTTCTTACCTGAATAATAACACAAAACAAAGAAATTATGGTTTATAGTACAGAATTAGCAAGCAAAGTAGCAATAACAAGTAATGACAGTAAATATCTTGAAGCAGGTATTCATGATAATGTTAAGTTTACTGGTGTAAGAGCAGCAACATCTCCTACTGGAAAAAACTTTATGGAGTTTCGTTTTGAAAAAGACGGAAAAGAGTTACTACATACAGAGTGGGAACCAAATGAAAGAGAAGGAGATTCTGCTGAACAGAATCAGGCTAAAGTAACTAATGTAGTTACTCGTATAATGCGAATTATGAATTGTTTCTATCCTAAAGGAGTACTGAACTTTAATGGTAGTTCTTATAAAGAATTTACTGAATGGGTAGTAACAATGCTAAATGCAGCTAATAAAGATGTCTTATTGAAGGTTAAAGTAGTTTATAATGATAATGGTTATACTACTTTGCCTACTTATGTTAAATTTGCAGTAATTGAACCTATGGTATTACCAGAAGGGTTCTACGACAAAGAAACAAATCCAGAAAATAAGAGTTTGATTAGAGAGTTGTCTATTGACAGATTTACAAAACCTGTCATTGCTGATAAAGAGACTAAAGTAGATGATCTATCTACTATGAACAGTTCTCCAGCAGACGATCTGCCGTTCTAAGATAACTTGAGAAAATAGTCGCTACCTAGAGCATAAGCTAGGAATACGTAGGTTAGTGTACCGCACTATGAAAAATGAGTGAATACGAAATAGTACACAACCTACGTTTTATACCGAAGTATAACAAATTGGGTTACGTATAAGGTTAATTGCTTATATGACGTGGTTCGAGTCCCGTTGCTTTGACAATAAATAATATATCATATGATTTACGATACAACAAAAGTAAAAGATACATTTAATATCACTCTAGATTGGATTCTTTCTAGAGTAAGTGAGTATGATATATATGCAGCGTATATAGGTAATTTTAAAGTAGGAATGATCTACAATTCTCCATTGAGAAAAGACAAAACTCCTTCGTTTGGATGCTTTTATAGTAGAAAAACAAAACAGTTATTGTTTAAGGATCATGGAACAGGTCAGTGTGGAAATGTAATAAAGTTTATAAAACTTTATACAGGTATAACTAATTACTCGGATATACTTAAAGATATTGTTGAAAGACTTAAAATTACTAACGATACGCAACTCGTTAGCTCTAAGCAATATATACCGTCAACTGAAACAGTAATTGGTGTTGTACGTCAGGAATTTACTGAAACTGACATCAATTACTGGAAGCAGTTTAATATTACGGTAGAAACTCTAAGAAAATTTGGAGTAAGTAGTATAAAGTACTACCTATGTAATGGCATAGTAAAAAGCATTTATAAAGAAGATAATCCTATGTATGCTTATAAGGTATACAATCATTTTAAGATATATAAACCTTTAGCAGACAAATATACGAAGTGGCGTAATAACCTTACTGAATACGATATTCAAGGTTATAAGCAACTACCGAAGAAAGGTGATATCCTAATAATTACTAAGAGTATGAAGGATGTCATGTGTCTATATGAAATGGGAATACCTGCCATTTCGCCTTCATCTGAATCAACATTTATTCCGAACGATGTCTTAGAGCACCTAAAGAAGCGTTTTAAACGCATTATTATAATGTTCGATAGAGATGAAGCTGGAGTGAAATATCTCCGTAAAATGAGCCAAAAAACAGGCTTGGAAGGTATGTTAGTCCATAAAAGATTTAAAGCAAAAGATATATCTGATGCTATTAAAGCTAATGGATTTGAAAAAGTAAAGAACTGGTTAACAAAACAATTATGAGTAAAACAGATAAATTTTCTTACGCGTTAAGTAAACTTGTAGCATTTCCATTTAAACTAGTAGGGAACACATTTATTGCATTAGGTCTTACATTAAGTATAGGTATTAATGGAGTATTGTTTCCGAAAGATCTTGAGATAGCTGACAAAATTGCAGCAATACTTGGAGAATGTAAAGTAATTCTATCAGATATAGCAGATGAAGCAAAAGAAGAAATAGGGACGAGTAAAGAATGCAACTCCTAATGAATACGATGGAATAAAATTCCGAAGTAAACTGGAAACTTATACATATAAAAAGCTGAAAGAAGCAAAGATCTAGGCAGACTATGAGCAGCACAGATACGAACTTCTTCCAGCTTTTACTTTTGGAAACAAAAGATACAGACCGATGACCTATTTACCAGACTTTGTTGGTAAAGGTTTCGTGATTGAATGTAAAGGCTTCCCTAATGAGGCGTGGCCTTTGCGTGAAAAGTTATTTAACTATTATTTGTACACACATGAACCTAAAACAGCGTTCTATGTTGTACATACGTAGAAACAAGTCGATGAGTTAATCGACAAACTAAAAACATAAAAACAGAAGTTATGGCAGAATTTATTAAAGTAGGTAATAAGATCACAGTTAAACCAAAGTTAGAAGGATTAGCATATGAACTTATTAAAGGTAAAGTATATGATCTGAAGTACAATCGTATGGAAGGAAAATCTTATTTAGTAGAAAATGGTGATTTGAATATGCCAAAGAAACTGTATAAGCTAGATGAGGATAATAACTTTATTAACCGTGTGCTTACTTATTTCAATTCTGAAAGTTCTAACCAAACAACAGGTGTATTACTTGCTGGTACTAAAGGTACAGGCAAAACAATGCTCTCTAAACGTATTGCCTTAGAAAGTAATCTACCTATCATTGTTGTTGCAACTGACTACCCTGCTGATAAACTAAGTGTGTTCTTCAAAAACTTTACTACTCCTGTAGTAATCATGTTTGATGAGATTGAGAAGAACGATTATTGGTGGGAAACTAAGGATCTATTAGGATTCCTAGATGGAGTAGAGTCAACAGCAAAGAAACTTGTATTAATGACTTGTAATAGAGCAGAAAAGATAGACGAAAACTTCTTTGATAGATGCTCACGTGTTCGTTACTTCAAACAGTATGAAGCTAATTCTAACTCTGTATTTGTACGCTATATGGCAGAAGATAAAGGAGTTAAGAATATAGATGAAGTTGTGAACTTCATTAACAAATATATGAAAGTAAAATCATTTGATAATATTTCTGCATTCTTAGATGAAGTTGTTCTCTTTGAAGATATACCTTTAACTCAAATAGCTAAAGATATGAATATTTCTACTGAAAAAATAAAAGAAGAGAACAAAGTATCTACTCAGGATGATACACAGTCATCTGATATGGATGAAGTATGTATCGAAATAATGGAGAATAAGATTTTGAATCCACTTTAATTATGATTTTATTTCTAATGATAGTCATATACAAGATGTCTAAACATATCCGTCAGGATATAGAAGACGAGATCCCATGGAATACAAACATGGAAGTTGAAACCGATTTATATTTAGCAGCATGAAAATAGAGATTCCGTATTATGAAGATAACACGCGAATATCAAATTCAGCAATAGGGTGGTTCTTAAAGAAAGGACCACGTTACCTCAAGGATATGCTTGACGGTAAAGAAGAAGGTATAAGTGCTAAGTATCTTGATAAAGGTACTATGATACATATGTATCTTCTTCAGCCAGATGAGTTCTGGCATAATTATATTGTTATTGATTATGAAAAGCCTAAAACGGCACAACAAACAGCATTCTGTGAACGTTATCATTCATCTGCGGAAATAGTAGAAGAAGATAAGCTTCTAGATGCATATAAGTTTGCATATTCTGGTAACAATATGTCTAGAGATGCTATGTTAAAGAAAGCAAAGGAGTTACAACTCAAGTTTGCTGAATATATAGAAGCTCTAAAGAAAACAGATCTATATACGATTATATCGTTTGCAGATTTAAATATGCTTAAGAATATTAAAGATAATATTGAAAAGCATATAAAAGCAGATGAACTGCTTACAGACCAACCAGGTATGGAATGTCATAACGAGTTTCATATAAACTGGGAGGCAGAGAAACAAGGAGTATCTTGTAAGTCGCTATTAGATAGGGTTAAGATTGATCATGCTAATAGAAAGATTATTCTTATTGACTTAAAAACAACAGCAGATGTCTATAATTTTAAGCATTCTGTAGAAGAATACGATTACTATAGACAGATAGCTTTCTATATTCTTGCTCTTACATGGTATATGAAAGATCAAGGTTATGATATAGAAGATTATGATTTAGAAGCGTATATTGTTGCTATCCAAAGTAATGGTAATAATGAAGTACGTGTATTTAATATGTTAAACGAAAAAGAGTTATTGGACCGTAAAGACCTAATAGCAAATACTTTAACAGAAATCTCATATCATTATCAGACAGGAAATTGGGACCATACTCGTAAATATTACGAAGGTGATGGAACTGAAGAACTATAAAAATCTAAAACAATTAAAAGGCTCTGATGAGAGCACTATTGAAGCTATGTATAACAATGTTATTGTTGATAATGCTGAAGAAGAAGCAAAGTATTCTATAGTAGAAGTAGATGGAGAAGATTGTGTAGAAGATGGAATTGACGCCTGAAATAATTCTACTATCTCCTAGAGTATTAAGTAAAAGGAACCCCTTAGAACATAAGTCATTCAAAGGACTATATACTAGTCTTTACGACGAATATTCTAAGGGTTTTATTTATTTAGACTACGTATTCAACAATATTGAAGAAGAAAAAGATATCGAAGGTTGGCTTACTTGTGAAAAAACATATTTCAATAAGAGAATCTTCAATATTAATTCAAGTAAACATACTATATTTACTTTAAAATCTGAAGATAGTAGAGAACTAGAAGATTATAAACAAACTGGTAATCTAGGTTTTGGAATAACAGATTGGTATCCTATCTTTCAGTTTTGGGGAGATAGAACAAAAGATATAAAAGATACTGTTTAATAATATGATAACAGATTTAGATAATAGGTTTGAATAAGAAAAG